AACCCGAAGTGAAGTGGTCGCCCGAACAAATGGTTGAAGTGGTTCTTAATGAACCCGATGACTTTTTGAAAGTGCGTGAAACTCTGACCCGTATCGGAGTAGCTTCAAGAAAAGAAAAGAAGATTTACCAGTCCTGTCATATTCTCCACAAACAGGGACGGTATTATCTGGTTCACTTTAAGGAACTGTTTGCCCTTGATGGTAAGCACGCAAACCTTACTGTGAACGATGTCCAACGACGCAATCGTATCGCTCAGTTGCTTGCTGACTGGGGTCTGATTGGTATTGTGGATGTCACTAAGATTCAGGACATTGCTCCTTTGAATCAAATCAAGGTCCTTGCTTACAAAGATAAGCAAGATTGGATTCTGGAAACCAAATACAATATTGGTTCTAAAAAGAAACGGGCGGAAGACGCTGAATGATTTTTTGAGGGGTTGCGACCCCTCTTTTTTATGCTATAATACGGTTGCTTCGGTGGAACGCGAGTTTCACTGAAACTCGTCTCTCTAATTGGAGATTAAACATCCGTTTTTTATAGGAGTAAAAATGTCAAGTATCGTACCAGTTGCATACGCAGTAGCAACTCTCAATGTGAATCTTTCTCAGGGAGAAAAAGAAAAGATGTTTCGAAAAATCCTTGGAGAACAAGATCCACAAAGGGGGAAAGGTACTGGATATGTGAGGTTTGCTCAGATGCAGGCTAATGATCCAGAAGCAAAGCGTAAAGTAGCGTTCAATCATCAGTCTAAGGAAGATGTAACAAAGTTGGCAATTCAAATCCGAAATTTTCTTAGGTCAATGGATTTTAAGGTTTGAGTAAAACCGAATAAAAAGGAGCGGGTTTCAACACCCGCTTTTTTATGCTTTGTGATAATATATACTATGGATGCCGAAAGGGTCCACAAAACACAAACTCGCTTTTTTAAGGAGCTACAATAATGAACAACCTCGCAAGGTATACTGCTGCGGATCTTCCTGCCCTGATGGATAGGATTACAAGAAACAGTATTGGAATGGACGAATACTTTGATCGCCTGTTTAATCTTCATGAAACGACAAAAAACTATCCTCCATATAACCTGATTCAAATAAATAATGTGGAATCTCATTTGGAAATTGCATTAGCAGGGTTTAAGAAAGGAGAGGTTAATGTTTACACGGAGTATGGAAAACTTTTTGTCGAAGGACAAAAGGAAGACACAGAATCGGAGAGAACGTTTATCCACAAGGGATTGGCTAGCAGAAGTTTTCAACGAGCGTGGACTCTATCCGACGACACAGAAGTTAGGGACGTTGTATTCGAAGACGGACTTCTACGGATCATACTCGGGAAAATAGTCCCAGATCATCATTCTCGCAAAGATTATCTTTAAATCAATACAATTGAGTAGAAATCAGTAGCAACGATTACAGACTTTTGTATCACTATGATACATAATGACTATATAATTTAGACCTATGGAGGAGACGATGCACTTTACCACCGCCGCCTTAGCATTTGGCACAGTAATGACTCTTTTCTTCGGGGGAACGATCGCCGCCGTTCTGCCCTGATACGTCCTGATAAATAAAACTGAATATCGTCGGCGCAGACGGGGAGGTAACTGGCACAAACCAGTTGACACCTCCCCTTTCTATTGGTAGAATGATTGGAGAGAAATTTTGTAAATGTCGGTAAAACTTGCACTACTAAAATCTGGTGAGACAATCATTGCGGATATCAAGGAGTTGATTTCGGAAGAGAAAATTTGTGGATACCTTTTCAAAGATCCACACGTTCTGTCTCTTACTGAGTCAATTTATCTTGCAGAACAGAATGAAGATGATTCCATTGGAGTCACCTTTACACCTTGGATTATTTTCACCACTGATAAAGAAATTCCTGTAAGACCTGAATGGTTGGTTACTGTTGTTGAGCCTGCTGGCGAAGTTAAAAAATTGTATGAGGAAAAGGTAAATGGATCAAATAGTGAAGTGTCTTTTACTGAAGAATGACACGGTATTGATTAGTGAGATTGTAGAAGTTGGTGCCGATATTGGAGAACCTGACTGCAAACTTACTAATCCTTTCAAATTGATAAAAGCAACAAGTGATTCTTATATCTTAGAACCTTGGGTAGACTTTTCATTACAAACTGAGTTTATGATTCATTCCGATAGTATTCTTACTATCGTGGATCCAACACCTGATTTACTTTCAAAATATTTTGAGATGATTGCCTGATGAGGTTTTACACAAACGTCCAAATGGTCGGGGACAACTTCCTAGTCCGTGGTTATGAGAATGGTCGCCATTTCATGACTAAGGAGAAGTTCTACCCGACTCTTTTTGTCCCTTCTAAAAGAGAAACCAAATACAAAACTCTAACTGGTGAACCTGTTGAACCAGTGAAACCAGGAACGGTAAGAGAGTGTCGTGAGTTTATCAAGAAGTATGAGGGCGTAGAAAACTTCAAAATCTATGGAAACACTGGATATATCTATCAATACATTTCCAAAATGTATCCAGAGGAAGAGATTAAGTTTGATACAAACAAGATTAAGATTTCTACAATTGATATTGAGGTTGCATCCGAGAACGGATTCCCAGACGTAGAATCTGCTGCTGAGGAAGTTCTGCTCATTACTGTGCAGGATTATGCAACCAAACAAATCCGCACTTGGGGTCGTGGTCCATTCAAGAATAAACAGGAAAATGTTATCTACAAAGGTTTTAGAACCGAGTATGAACTTCTGAGTTCTTTCATCAACTGGTGGATGGTCGAAGAGAATATTCCTGAGGTTGTGACTGGATGGAATAGCGAATTATATGATATGCCGTATCTTGTTCGGCGTATTGAGAGGATTCTTGGTGAGAAGTTGATGAAACGACTTTCTCCTTGGGGTCTTGTGACTGAACGAGAAGTCTACATTGCTGGTCGTAAACACATTGCATATGATGTTGGCGGTATTACTCAACTTGATTATCTTAACCTTTATAAAAAGTTTACTTATAAAGCACAAGAATCTTACCGACTTGACTATATTGCAAGCGTTGAACTTGGGCAGAAAAAACTTGACCACTCTGAATTCGACACGTTCAAAGATTTCTACACTCATGGTTGGCAGAAGTTTGTAGAATACAACATCATTGACGTGGAACTTGTTGACCGAATGGAAGACAAGATGAAACTGATTGAACTTGCTGTTACGATGGCATATGACGCAAAAGCAAACTATGCCGATGTATCATCTCAGGTTCGTATGTGGGATACGATTATCTTCAATTATTTGAAGAAGAGGAATATTGTTATTCCTCCAAAGGAGAGATCGGATAAAGATTCTAAGTATGCTGGTGCTTATGTAAAGGAACCGATTCCTGGAAAGTATGATTGGGTTGTGTCTTTTGACTTGAACTCACTATACCCTCACCTTATTATGCAATACAATATCTCACCAGAAACACTACTGGAAGAGAGACACCCTTCTGCAACCGTAGACAAGATTCTCAATCAAGATATTGAGTTTGAGTTCTATAAGGATAATGCGGTTTGTGCTAATGGTGCAATGTATCGTAAAGACGTGCGTGGATTTCTTCCAGAACTAATGGAAAAGATCTATAAGGATCGCACCATTTATAAGAAAAAGATGCTTGCTGCTAAACAGGATTATGAAAAAACTCCTACCAAAGCACTTGAAAAAGAGATTGCTAGATGTAATAACATTCAGATGGCGCGTAAGATTCAACTTAACAGTGCTTATGGTGCTATTGGCAACCAGTATTTCAGGTATTATAAGCTTGCCAACGCGGAAGCGATTACACTCTCTGGACAAGTCTCAATCCGTTGGATTGAAAATAGAATGAACGCATATCTAAATAAGATTTTGCAAACGGGGGATGAGGATTATGTTATCGCATCCGATACCGATTCAATCTATCTTAACATGGGACCTCTTGTTGATAAATTTCTTAGTAATAAGTCTGGCGATAAAACAGCAGTTGTTTCTCTACTTGATAAGATCTGCCAAGACAAGTTGGAACCATTCATCGAATCCAGTTATCAGGAGCTTGCGGATTACGTTTCGGCATATGAACAAAAAATGATTATGAAGCGTGAGAATATTGCGGAACGTGGTATTTGGACTGCGAAGAAGCGATACATTCTCAACGTGTGGAATAGTGAAGGTGTTCAATACTCTGAACCTAAACTGAAAATGATGGGAATTGAAGCAGTCAAGTCTTCTACTCCTGCACCTTGTCGCAAGATGATTAAAGACGGTCTCAAACTGATGATGAATGGGACCGAAGAAGATGTGATTGAATTTATCGATAAATGTCGTAAGGAATTCAAAGAACTTCCACCAGAAGAGATTGCATTCCCACGCTCTGTATCTGACGTTGTGAAGTATAGATCTAATGCTGACATTTACATCAAAGGAACTCCTATTCATTGTCGTGGAGCACTTCTCTTCAATCACTACATCAAGGAGAAGAAACTGACTAATAAATATTCACTTATTAATAATGGGGAAAAGATTAAGTTTCTCTATTTGAAAAAACCGAATATTATTCAGGAGAATGTAATCTCCTTCATTCAAGACTTCCCAACAGAACTCGGTCTTGACAAGTACATAGACTATGACTTACAATTTGAAAAGAGTTTTGTAGAACCACTCAAGTCTATTTTGGATGCGATTGGGTGGAATGTTGAAAAAACTGTAAACCTTGAATTGTTTTTTGGATAATGGATTTTCTTAAGGATATTGTAAAAGAGATTGGTGATGATTACACCAAACTCGCTGCCGACATTGACGAGACCGAAACATATGTGGATACAGGTTCGTACATTTTTAATGCACTGGTTTCAGGTAGTGTATTTGGTGGTGTATCTGGGAATAAGATTACTGCTATTGCTGGAGAGTCTAGTACTGGAAAGACTTTCTTCTCACTCGCCGTTGTTAAGAATTTTCTTGATACCAATCCCGATGGTTATTGTCTCTACTTTGATACTGAGGCAGCTATCACCAAGTCCCTACTTGAATCTAGGGCTATTGATACCTCACGCCTTGTAGTCGTGAACGTAGTTACTGTTGAGGAGTTTCGTAGCAAGGCACTCAAAGCAGTAGACCTATACCTAAAAAAACCTGTAGATGAGCGCAAACCTTGTATGTTTGTGCTAGACTCCTTAGGTATGCTTTCCACTGAGAAAGAGATTACTGACGCACTCAACGACAAGCAAGTTCGGGACATGACTAAATCCCAACTTATCAAAGGTGCCTTCCGTATGCTCACACTCAAGTTGGGTCAGGCAAACATTCCCATGATTGTTACTAACCACACCTACGATGTCATTGGCGCTTATGTTCCTACAAAAGAGATGGGAGGCGGTTCTGGTCTTAAGTATGCTGCTTCTACTATCATCCATCTCTCAAAGAAGAAGGAGAAAGACGGAACAGAAATCATCGGAAATCTTATCAAGGCAAAGACTGCTAAGTCACGTTTAAGCAAGGAGAACCAAGATGTTACGGTACGTTTGTTTTACGATGAGCGTGGTCTTGATCGTTATTATGGTCTTCTTGAACTCGGTGAGATTGGCGGTCTCTGGAAGAACGTCGCAGGACGCTA